AAAGCTGATGCGCCCTATTAGAAACGCATTTATCAGCAGGTAAATGCTCTTCATTGTAGGTAAGCGTGAGGAATGACGCAGATTCAGAAGTCAATAACTCATGATAGCAACGAGTAGCCCATTCTCTTGCGCGAGAAAGCCGACACGGCACGCAATGACCACAAGGAAGATAAACAACCTTAAACAACGGCAGTTGACGAGAGTCAAAACCAAAAACCTTTTCAGCTTCAGCAATGCTGAAAACCAAAAAAGATGGACGACCGGGTTTGGCGTTTAAACCTTGATAGGCCTTAAGAGGATGGGTACAAGTAAGCATCAGATACGAAAACCGCCACGCATAGGCACGGCACGAAGGTTAAGTGGATGCGTCTTCTTTGCAGTGTTGGTAAACATCTTCTTCGAAGACTTCTTAGACATCTTAGAACGCTTTGCCATATTAGCACCTTTAAAAGAAAAAATCAATCCGAACCAGAAACAGGAATGTTCCTAGTCAGACCACGATACCAAGACTTCAAAGACTTGGCGGCGTTTTCACGAACATCAGACATCCTGCGAGCTACTTTTTCGGCAACTTGCGCAGGAGTATCAGAAAGAGATTTACGAGCGCTGGAATAAACTTTTTCCACATCCTTACCTAACTCACCCCAAACAGACTTCGAATTAGCTTGAGTATTCAAATACTTGGCCTCAGCCACATTTTTAGCGGCCTGGGTAGTAGCCAAAGCAGTATTGTTGCGAATAGTCGCCTCATTCAGTTGTTGCTGAGATTTAAGAGTAGACGCAGAAGCCTCGCTGGTGGAAGTTTCCTGCTTAATCTTGTCTTTCTCAGCAGAAATGAGTGCGGCGACACGAGCGGCACTAGAACCGCTAGAAATAGCAGAACCAACATCAGCCATCTGAGTGGAAGCCATAGCGCTAGATGCAGGAGAACCACCACCAGTAGCAGACAGAATGGGATTAAGGCCGGCAGCCTTCAAATCAGAAACTTCCCACTGATGCTTGTTAAGCCACTGCTCCTTTGTAAACTCATTAGCCGCATTAGCATTAGAAGCGGCATTTTTATTAGCCGACTTCTGATTCATCATAGAGGCGGCGGCACCAATGACGGCACCTGCAATTTGGCCCCACATAATAAAAACTCCTTAGAAATGACCAGACAGACCAGGAATCGAATAAACCGGCATAGGTCGCGCCCAACGAGCATCAAACCAGGAATCAAGAAGGAAATGCGGTTCGGAAGGAACGGCGATAACACGTTCAATAGGCGGCTTTTCCTTAATAAAATCGGCGCTCAGAGTAGGCAGATTCGCAAACTTCTGACCGAGATGCCAATAATCAAGAGGTTGAGGATCAGTAGAACGGAACTTACCAGTAATCAGAGACGGAGAATAACGATATTCAGCCCAGCGCTCCTGATAACCAAAAACGGCATTATCTTGATCGGTGCCCTGTGCATAAATTTCTTTGTTAAAGACAGGCTGTTCGCCAAGATTAGCCAGCTCAGGGAAGTAAAAATCGTAGCGGCCAAGACGAGACCACTGACGATGAATACCCTGCTGATAAGAAAGATCAGCACGAACACTAACAAGAACAAAAATATAACCGTGTTCGACAGCGGAATACTGGACACCGTTACCTGTATCGCCACCAACGCCAAAAGCGGCCAGATTACCCTGGGGAGTCTTTTCAGAACCAATAGCAGTACCAGAAGTCTGGGCAACGGGATTGATGTTAATGCGAGCAGTAGAACCGCCGAGGTACTCAGGACGTTGCAGACGAGCGTCAGGAGAAATTACGCCAAAATGAGCACGAAGAATTTCCGTGTAGCGCGTACCGCCACGAGCATCGTTTTCCAGAAGACGCTGAACAGCAAAAGCCTGACGAAGATCGTTAACGGTAGTAGAAAGCGCAAGACCAGAAGTGATACCGGGATAAGTCGCACGAAGTTTAACTAGATCATCATAGGTCGCAAGACCATAAAACTTATCTCGGCCATCAAAATAACCAGAATAAACGGTACCGACTTTCGGATTGCCTTCAGTCGCAACCAAAGCTCCAGAACGAACGTCCGATGAGGTGGAATCATAGAAACCGGAACCGTACCTACCCGAACCAGAGGTAAGAGTCAGAGCCTTACCGTCACCAGAAATCACGCCCGGAATAAAAGGACTATCGAACTTCTGCGGCCAAGGTAGGCACGAAGTAAAGTAGTCATGTCGTTTACCGCGAGGAAGTGGCTTAAAACCATTTGTCCAAAACTTAGTAACTGACTCATCAGTGGTATTCGGAGAATCGCCAGTATTCAAGGCAACGGGTTCCTGTAGATTCTCATCGCGGTACCACTCGTTCCAAATCAAAGCATAGGCACGGAAAGGCAGTTCAGAAACAGAAACATCACCGGAATACGTGACCGGCGGAAGACCAAAATAATCCCAAACAGACTCAACATCCGTAGAAAAATCAGCCTTAGCCTTCGTCTGGGGAATCATAAAGTCAATCGAATCGCCGGGCTTTTTCTGCTCACCCATGAAATTCTGCCAATGATCCCAAACAAGCCTATTAGGAACAAAGAAGGCTTGGGTATCAAGATAGACGTTATCCATGAAAGGAACGATCGGCGTAGCAAGGCGGCAAAAATGATTGAAGTTAATCTTTACCGAGTCACCGGGGAGGACTTCCTCACAAAGAACGGGAATCAAAAGACCTTCATTAAACGTAGTCTTGTAGCCATGACTACGATCGAAGACGGATCTCTGAATATCAACACGCGGAACAGCTGCGAAGCGAGTATCAGCCATTTATGAACCTCATAAAAGTACGTTTTGGGTTGGTGTCACCTGGCCCCTTAACTACAAGTGAACCGGGGCCAGGCCGCCGCGCTAAGCGACGGCGGGCTCCTTCGGAGCTGAATCCTCCTTCGGAGGAATGACCGGCTCCGCCGGTACGGAAGGTTTAGCGGGTTCTGCCGGGGGAAGAAGTCCCATCTCACGCATAGTATCAACGTTAGAAGAGTTAGAGCAGAACTCCGTAAAAGTCCTCAAATCATTATTGAACTTCGCTCGAAGCTCAGAAGGGAGAGCGTCAAAATAATTTCTGACGTTAGAAAGACGGTTCATGTTCTCCTGAAAGTCATTCAGCTGCGTAGTATCAAGATACTGAGCCGGACGAGCACACAAACCAGAGAAATCTCCAGAAACGCAACGAGCGAGGATGTTATTAATATCCATAGAGTCTTTAAAAGACTGCTCAGTCAGAGAAGGAGTCTCACAAAAAAGGTCAGAACATTCAGACCTATCCAAGGTACAGTAATTAGTGCGAATCAACATACTTACTCCAAAATCTCAGGGCTTCGCCCTGAAACCCACGCCTCCGCCGGACGGCGCGTCCTCGCAGAGAGGGGAATTCTTCCCCTCTCTCCGAGGGACATTATGTCCGGTCCGGAGAGCGTCAAGGGGTGTTCATAAAATTTCTCCGAAATTTTACAAACCTTCCCCTTGACCCTTTCGAGGCCATCATAACGCAAAAAACCCTCGGGTGCAAAACCCGAGGGTGTGAAGCAAAACAAGGGTAACTTAAAATTTAGTCAGCCTTATAATCCGAACCATTCTTGATGATAACATGATCACAAGACTGAATCATACCGGTACGAAAATCATAAGTACCGATCTTAATCAGCTGATAATCCTTCGGAGAGGCATGAAGATCAGACTGAGGATCATCAAGCAGACGCATGAAAGCGCGAACGGCAATGTAGTCATTCGATTGAACGAAAGGAACGCCAAAGCCTTCAGCCAGAGCGTCACGAATGACATAAAAATTAGAGACAGTATTCACTGTGAGAATCCTCCATTTCGTAATAAAAAACGGCGCAAAAAGGTTTGTTTTTACGCAACCAAGAAATCAAAGAAGAGTAAGACTTAAACCGCTGAGCAAGCAGCCGGCGGCGACCAGCGGTAAAAGTCATGACCCTATAACAAATAAAACCATCAAGGAACTCCAGATCAGGAAGATCGCAAGGCGCTTGAGTGGAAAAACAATAAAGTTTACTCACGAGAAGACCTCAAAACGACTACTTCACTCCAGAGAGCCTGGCGAAGATTCGTCAAAGTATGAACACGAGAAGGATCGCACTCAGGATCATCACCGAGATCCATTTCGAGGTCGCCAACATAAAAGTGACAAGCCTCAAGAAGACGAAGCCAAGAACTACGAGCGGGACTGTACACGGAAACAGAAGTACCGTCATCAAGAGAAAGAGTCCACTTCTGATCACAACGTTTTCCTTTCCAACGACGTTCTTCCGTCGGAGAAAGCACGCAACGGAAAACTCGATCACCAAAAGCGCAAGTGAAGGAACGAGGGCGAGTAATCATGATAAAGACTCCTAAATGAACAAGTGAGGTTGTCGAAGACGCAGTTCTTCATCTATTGGTTTAATTATATCAACTTGCTCATTCGGTGTCAAGTCCGAATTCTCATAAGAGCGATAATTCGCCTTCCAAGAATTTCGAGCCTTGAGCAAAGACAGATTCGACTGAAAACAACACCAGTCAGAATAGGGCATACCCTGACGCGCAGCCTCCGCACGATCATCGGCTTCGCGTTGCATCATAAGAGCGTGTTGACGCTCTTTAAAGGAAAGATATTCTTCAGGCCATAGCTCGTGAATAATCTTAAGGTAATAGCGGGGAACAGAGAAATGCTGAACACCCTTCCTAGTCATACAAGGAACACGATCGCGTATACGAACGTCAGACCAAAAAAAGCGCACAAGCCAATCACGACCAATTCCAGGACGATTAGAAGAACGACAAAACTCAGGAGTTCGATTATGTTCAGCATACCACTTCGCACCTAAAGAACCATGAGCCTTCTTTAAGACATACCGGGCAACATACTGGCAAGTTTCGAAAGAAACTCGCTGAACTGTTGAATATCCAAAAGGCCAAAGACGCTCAAGAAGAGCACTACGACACATAGGATAACCAGTATGAGAATTTTTCCAAGGGGTTTTGTCAGGAAAGTCATAACCAAAAATAATGTAGTGATAATGTGGGCGGAAAGTGCCACGCTTCCCATATTCCGCACACATAAAAAACCGAATCTTGACACCCGGAAGAGCTTTACGAAGACGCTTCATAAAAAGCTGATGCGCCCTATTAGAAACGCATTTATCAGCAGGTAAATGCTCTTCATT